AATGGGTAAAGAATCTCAATGTTCGGTTGTTCTGAAATTCTTTTTAGAATTTTTATTTTATCCTTATATATCATTCTAATATTAGTCACATCAATAATATGAACTTTGAAATCATTTGGGGCACATACTTCTAGAAATTCATCCTCCTCTAAAAACCAATCTTCTAAATCATAACCTTTGTAGGAAATAACACAATCATATTCAAATTGCAAGTCCAAATATCGAAATAAAGGTAGGTTTTTCATTTCAGCAGCAAAGGCTTCCATCTGTGTCCTAATTACTTCAAGAACTTCTGAGCCTACACAGTATTTATTTAAAAATTTGCCATTAGTGAATTTTGTTCTAATCCCACCTACTTCGTACTGCCCATATATTTTAGACCTATATTTCACAACCTTTAGATAGGCATCCAATCTGGGGGAAATGTACTCCTCTTCTAAGCAAACCGGAACAATATAGTATGGTTCCATTGTTGTTTCGTGGGCTTCGATGTTCAATATCTTCCTAATGCTTTTTATATTCAGTCCCATCTTCAGATTCTTTTGCAGAATAAGGTTAACTACTTTTGTTGTTTGCTCATTGGTCGAAGATAGAATAGCAAGAGTATCAACTTGTTTCTTATTGGCCCGGTTTTTCACATTTCTAGAAAGGTATTCCAAGTAGTCAAATATCTCAACATCATCTCTACTCGCGGAGATACTTTTTTTATAGGGGATTTTCTTGACACCAAAAGTTAGATAAGGATCATAGGCATATCGTAGAGTCATGTATAGGGGGCGACCTATTTTAGTCAACCCCCTCTCAAGAATCTTCTCTTTTTTATTCGTCTCTTTAGTATGACGAACTTTCATTATAATATTATGTACGTCAGTAAGCGGCATATTACTACAAATTAAGTTTATTGTTTTTAATTATCTTTTTTCTAAGTTCTTTTTCATAAGAATCAGAAGGTGTGTTGTTGATTGTCATTAGCGCAATGCGGCCAATAACAAAAGCATCACAGTCATCAGAGGAATACCAATATTCAGTATTAATTCCCCATCTTTGTTTAACGCCTTCCATAACCTCTTTCTTAGTTGCCTTACCTTTACCACATCCCACCTTCTTAACACTAACAGGTGCTATTGTAATGAGGTTATTAAGATTGTTTATCTCTTTCATATAGAGTTGAAAAAGACAAACCCCAGATTGTTCTGCAAGACGAGAAAGGGCACTTCCACCAAAAGAATAACCCTCTTTGGCAACCCATTTCAAACTATCCTTATATGGGTCACATATTTCAAGAACCCTATTGGAAATGTATTCAAACTTCGCATAATCGTTTTCAAAATTGACGTAGTTTGGTTCTTCCACACCAATATCGAACATCCCTCTATATTTTTTCTTTTGTGTCTTCTTAACAGGAATAATATGATGTTCAATGAGTTCTTCTTTACCTGCATCAAAAATACAAAGGCCTGTGCATGATATGGATAAGTCCAGTGAGAGTAGGTGTTGTTTGTTACTACTCATAACGCTTTTTCCGTGGAGTGTAAAGGGATTCTTCAATCTCATTCCACTTTTTCTCTACCATTTTAGCAAGTTCTTCTTCTTTGTCGTTATCCTCAATAAACTTAATTAACGTAGGCAAAGTTCCTTTGAAATCCCAATCTTCCACAACATAAGATCGGCCAGACTTAGTGATAACTTTATTTGTGTCGAGGTATTCAATATTAGATACAATATCATCAATACCGTATTGTGGTGTCAGGAAAATAGTAATCATACGGCTCTTTCCCGTAATACGGTTTTTAGTCACATCAATATTTACCCAATGCCCTGTACGGTAAATTGTGTTACCAGATTGCTTCTTCTCCGTTTTACCTCTTTTGAGCCAAAACACAACATGAGAATAAAAATCAAGAGCAGATCCGCCCGAACGAATCTTCTTATCCTCAAACGGACTTGCATTCATCTTCTCTTTCGCCTGTGAAAGATTGATAATAATAGAATCTGTCTTATTAATAGCGGATGCAATAGTTCGGGATAATTCGTGACCAAAACGGGCCTTTAAGGGATACTGAGTAAGAGTTACATCCTTCCCCCCCTCGACAGCTTTCTGAATATCTTTTTTCCTATCATTATCTTGCTGGCAAATAAGTCCGTCGAAAGAGTCTAGAACATAAATAAACTTAATGCCGTCATCAGCAAGTTTTGTTGTTCGGGCATAAAAGGCTTCCATAGAGTTATCATTATGCCTGATAAGTCGAGAATTAAGTTTAGAGCCAAAATGTTCTACAATATCAAATAAAGCTCCGTTTTCGGTGTCTTGAAGATGGAGTTCGTAATCGTCAAACTTAGGATCATTTGCGGCTTCGGCAAGCGTTGTTAGGGCTAGAAGAGTTTTTCCTGTATGACTATATCCAGCGGGGTTTACAATATTTCCTACCGCAAATCCACCATCGGCCCTATCAGATATAGCTAAATTAAGGAGTGTACATCCCGATGAAACAAATTTTGTTTTTTTATTTTGATCTTCTTCGTTCACATATTCTTCAACTGCATCTTTAATCTTACTCATTAGCGTCTCCTGTTAGAATATGAAATTCATACTCATAAACAGTTTCTTTACCTTCTTCCACATCTTCGCCAAAGACAATAGTTCCCTTGTCAAAAGACAAGTAGGCGTAAGGGACAATATCGCCCCCTTTATACGGACCCATGTCTTCATTGAACATTACATTATAAAACATAACACCGTGTTCTTGGCATTCAATCTTAGAATAATTGAACATATATTCTCCAACACAGAGAGGGGAGAAATAAAACTCCCCTCTCTTAATATACTTATAGTATTTACTTCACAAATTCAAGAACTGCTTCACGGAATTCTTCTACACTACCAAAGTCTTCCGCGAACACATCAATTACATTTTCTTCACAAAACGCGTCAATTTCATCAGCCGTTTCCATCTTCATGAGTTTTGCAACAAGAGGGTTTGGACTGTCCTCTTCCTTATTACGAGAACGACTGCGGGAACGAGAAGGTTTTTCTTCCTCTTCTGTGGTATCTGGTTCAAAGGGAGGTTCCTCTTCCTTACCCCCGTCCACTTTTTCTTCACGCTTACCGAACGCCCTATCGAGTTGCTCTTGAGCGTCATATTCCGAATTCTTCTTAGTAGCCGAGACAGAAGTGGTGCCTTCCATCATTTCCTTGATTTCTTCATCGGATGCAAGATTGAAAATCCATTTTCCAAGAGGCTTAATTTCATCAAGTTCTTCATCAGAAACTTCATAAGGCTTCATTTCACCATTTTCAAGAGGAAGTTCCCGGTCCACAAGCCCAACGATCTTGAAGTCCGGCGCAGACTGCTGTCCCTTCTTACGTGCCTCTTCATCTACTTCCCAAGTATAATGGATGATCTTACCATCGTCCGGGTCTTGATAAAAAATAGGCTCACCGCGACGATCTTTGGCATACGCATCAATATTATCTTCAATATAGAAGGTAGACATATCCATATACTGGATGCCCTTATTCGATTCCTCTTCATTACGCCTATCCACGATACCATAGATAGCACGAGACTTTGGCTGAAGAGGTTTTACAACATTAGTGTAATATTCCTTATTCTCCTTACTACCTTTCTCTCCAGGGAAATTAAAACGAACCTCATCGTATTCGTCACACACGCGACACTTTCCGCCGTAAGTACGGGGACAAACAAAAGTTTCCTTATTAGGTCCAATATTAATATGTTGCTTATACACAAGTCGCCAGTTAGGAGATCCTTCTTTGAGGTTGGCAAAATCCTCCTCCGCCTCAAATGGAATCATATCAATAAAGTTATCTCCATTGTTCTGCTGATAAAGGGTACAAGAATTGATGAACTCTTCACTCCACTTACTGCGTTTAGAGTTTGGTTCATCGGAGGTTGCCGCCGCCACTGCTGCTTTGTCTTGTTCGGGGTCAAAGTTCTTGAACATTCCACGCTTACGAGCCATAAATAATTCTCCTTTTCTTCTATTCTTTTATGAATTTATGTTATATTATTGATTTTAAATTATTGATTCTAAAGTGCGATTTTACTCTTCATCCGCCGCACTAACAAGAAGATCGTAATATTCATTAACGTAATCTATGGTGGGCATCCAGAAATTAGCAGTCGTACACTCTTCACATGGTTTGATATACTCCTTCAAATCTTCGTGTTTTCGATTGTGAATACATCCATCACACCTTGTATCAAGCGAAAGTGCCTTTGCAGCTAGTACAGGCAGAACTGCACCATAATTATGAGGGTCATCTTCTGTCGCAATGTCCTCAAGAAACTGTTGATAAAATTTTAGTTTTTCTGTGTCGTTCACTATTACTCCTTCCTTTTTCTTCGGCGCAATGTGTCACCAAGTTTATTTTGTTGTGTTTCCAAAGGCACATCCGACCAATATTGTGTCATAAATAGGGATACTAAGTTACCAAGTGCGCTCCTTTTGGCCTGAAGTGAATTAAGCGTGGCATTATAGTAACTCAATTCTTCCTGAATGTCAAGCAACTTTTCGGATAATTTCTGATATTCTTCATCTGTTTTAATGAAAGCATCAATCTGAGCAACAGTAGGAGATTTGGCAAAACCAAGTTCTTTCCAATCCTTTGAAATTTTATTGGTCAAACGTGCCTGAAGAGTCTCAATTTGAAGTTTGGTTTTATCCTTCTTGGAAGCCATCTGAGAATGGAGTTCACCATACTCCTGAAGATCGGCAGGAATTTCCTGAAGTTCCTTGTCCAATGCGAGTTTGTTAATTTTTAGTTTTTCTTTAAGACTCATTTACTTCACATCCTTTTCCATAAAGATAATGGGAATATCATTTTCTTGTGCATATTGAATTTCTCGCGCAACCCCCGTGGATTCCTTCCAACCATCGAGACAGAGGACAAAAAGCTCATCTGCAATCTTCATAAATTCCAAATCACGCTCAATCCAAAAATCAGCACCCGTTTGGTATTCATATGGCATCCACTCAGAAATAGGATGACTATGTGTAAGAGGACTAAATACATTATAACCGTCCATCATAAGTTCTGCTGCTACCCTAGTTGCTTCTTTAGTCCTCTCAAGCATGACTTCCTGTTCATCATGTGTATAAGGACACGCCAAATAAATTGTTTTCATTCTTCTTCTCCTTTAAATCGTTTGTTTAGATGTACTTGTTGATTGCCCATTCTGGTATTTCATTTATATTTATTCCCTTATTCTTTAATATTGTCTTAAACTTTTGTGATGCCTCTCTTAAGTCTCTATAAGTACATCCCGGAAGCGAATGTACTCGTTTGTTGCATACAGCACATAAAGTACAGGCACTGTCAATATCGTTTTCAAATACTTTACATTTTGCAAAAGGATCAATATGATGTACTATTAAGTCTTTATCCGATCCGCAAATAACACATAAATGGTTATCTCTATTTAAAACCAATTCCCTAAACTCTGTAGGAAATGAGCGAATATCTTTGTCAAAAGGGGTATGCCCGGCAGGGTATTTATATTTATTAAAAATAGGACACTGTTTTTTACAATTTTCTGAGCAATACAAGCGACACTCTCCGGTCATGCCTCCATTAAGAGCCTGAACCCTATTTTGAACTTCTCTGTTGGTAGGAATAAAATAATTTCCGCATAAGGAGCATTTAACTTCTAAAAAACCTTCCACCGTTTCTCTAGCACATTCATCAATAGTTAACTGGTGACCGTACGTACCAAATAAAGAAAAAGAGGAGTACCAAGCACCATTCTTTTTAAGAAATAACTCAGTATTTTCAGCATAGTATAATCTACTTCTTAAATTGGTACATTTTTTACACTGAGCACGATGATTATTTACTCCTAGAGTGCTGGTATGAAAAGACTCCCATTTTTTAAATTTACCGCATACTGCGCACTCGCGTCCTTCTTCGGTTATTATAAACTCCTTTTTCTTTTTTGATCCTTGCTTTTCGCGTACACAATTTTTACAAAGGGATTTATGGCCGGTTTTTGTATTATTTCTTATTGAAAAATTATTCCAAGGCAGAAATTGACCGCAATGAGTACATTCTCTTCCGTATTCATCCGTTCTGAATTTTTTTCTTCTTTTCTCCTTGCCCCCGTTACATACCCGACAACGCGCCTTATATCCGGTTTTAGCAGCCTTTTGTTTATCAAAAGATTCCCATAATTTAAACTTCCCGCAACAAGCACACTCACGTCCTTCTTCAGTTATTATATGTTTTTTACGTTCAATAGCTCCTTTTCTTTCTCTAGTACAATCTTTACATACAGGAGTTATTCCGAAACGCATACCTTTGTTTTTAGCAAACTCACTAAATGATTTATATTTATTACAAGCAGCACACTCCCTGCCTTTAGCATCATAATATAACCCATTTCTTAGATACGACATATTACCTCACTTTATTTTCCTATTCCTAACAATTTAAACTAAAATAGAACTTCCATTAAAATCTCCGGCGTTATTGTGTTTTGCTGAAACTATATAAAAACTTATGCATCATATCAACAAATAAAACAAAAGTCAAGTTAATATGTAATCTAATCTTTTATTCTCCAAATACCGTTTTCATCCCTATCCCATACTTTTAAATCATACCACGACATATTGGGTTCTGGAGTCATCTCTACTTCGACTGCTAGTTTCTTTTTAAGAAAAGGAAATTGTTTGAACGTCCAATCGGTCATGCCGTATTCCACTAAATCAAGGAAGTCTTGCTTTTCATCAGTATAAATTGAGCCTATATTAGAATCATGCACTTGCATCATTAATCTAGAACGCATTTTATTTTTTCTTGCCTGTTCATTAATATAACAGGCTGAGGTCAGAAGAACAAAAGCTCCTGCGTTTTGAGAGGGGGAGTTCAGACATTTATTCTTACTCATTAGTCCTCTTCTTCGATAGCCAGAAGGAGTCTCAACATACCCGTTTTTCAAATAAATGTCAATAACTTTATTCTGATATTCTCGCCAAACTTTAAATTTATCCCAATATTCTTCTTCTTTCTCTTCCCAATAGTTAATAAAATCTCTTTCAGTTTTTATTCCGTTTATTCTGAGATGTTCTGCAAGAGTAATATCATCTCCAGTAAGCACCTCGTTGTTAGTTAACCATTCCCATGTTTTCTTAGCACAAGCCCAATAATTAGACCCGTAAGCTTGTGCGAAGGAAATACCACTCTTTGAAAAGTTACGAATCTGTTTCGATACTTGATCTGGATGAAAATCAAACCAAAACTGCGTAAACTCACTATGACAATCCACTTTCGGGTCATCTAGCATGTGCATAAAAACCGGATCATTACAAATAAATGCCAACAACCAAAGTTCAAGGGCGCTGTAATCTATCTCAGCAAAATGACAATCCTTATCCGCAATAATCCCTCTCCTAATTGTTTTCTTTTGCAGAGGGTCGTGTTTGGATATATTTTGTAGATTGGGGTTGTTACATGACGTGCGCATTGTTTTGAGCATTACCATGAATGAAGGATGCACTCTACCATCAACCTCAAGACGTTCAAATTGAGCTATATAGGTATTTACAATTTTATCCAATTTTCGCATCTCAAGAAGTTTCTCAGCACATTCACCTTTGAGTTCGTGCATTACTTCTTTATCTACTGAAACTTCGCCTTTTGCGGTTTCTTTTATCACTTCATGGTTACCATATTCAAAAAATAACTTTCTAAGATCAGGAGAAGACCCATAATTAGGCTCTCGTCCCTCTTTAGCAACAAAGGAACGAACTTCTTTCGTTCTTGACATATCTAACAGTAAGGCATCATATTTTTCTTGAAGTTCGCTCTTGACTCCACGAAAGTATTCCATATCAACACACACGCCTTCTGCATGATAACGAGCCATCTCCTTTGCTATCTTGTTATACCACCACATGGCTTCTCTAGGAGAAAAATTCCTCTTAGAATCGCACTTAAAATAATGATATTGCTCTGCAAAAATGTAAGCATTAAGCAAAGCATCTAAGCCGTTATAAAGAAGAAGTTTGTTAAGAGGAAACTCATGGATATAGTTCAATCCATTTTCTTGTTTTCGCTCAAAATAACTTTTAGCTTCTGAGCCATACCCTTTTTGTCCCTCATACATAAGAGCAAGATGCTTCAAACCTCTTGTTCCGGGAGTGCAATTCATTTGATTAGCAACAACCATCGAATCCCAATAATACCCTTGAGTGTCGGTTTCAAATCCGACCAACTCCCAAGAATATTCAAGATTGATATTATGTGCTACCTTATTTATTTTTTCATTGTTAAGATATTCAATCCACAGTTGTTTTATATGCTTCTGTTGATCTTCTGTAAAATGGTTTTGTCTTTGATAGGGAAAAGCGTAGGCTACTTGCGTTTCTCTATTATAATCGGATATATCATAAATAGGAGCAAAAGCAATAGTTTCTATGCGAGAACCTTCTATAAAAATATCCGTCCCAGTTCCTTCGTAGTCATGGCAGCACCACTTAGGAGGATTTGTTTTTAATTCAGTTAAAGCATTTACGATCTCTTCATAGTCATACAAGCAATTAACTTTTGTTTTATGTTCTATCTCTTTCTTTACAGGCGTATTAATATTTTTAGCAAAAAACTCAAGGTCTTTTTTCCAAAGGGCTGTCCAGAAAACATCATCTTCATTTTGCAACGCTGCTACAGGATGATGAATTGCTACTACATTACAGCCGTACTCATAACAAGGGATTAGAAAATCTCTAAAATTTTCCACACTTATTCCTGTCACTTGCTCAACGCCGTTCTTTTCTCCAAAAATAGCGTAGAGGGAAAGCGTTCCTAGACAAAGGATAGTGGAAGGTTTAATTTTTTTAATAGTATTTCGGACGCGGTTTCTGCAAAAATCGACATTCTTTTTTAGTTTATGGTTTTCAGAAACAGAAGTCCTACACCCCAAAGCACTTGTTACAAAACAATCTTCATAAAGATCAATTCCTACTTTTTTAAGTTCCTGCTCAAAAAGTTTAGTTGCTCCACCAAGAAAAAGGTTATTGTTTTCGTCCTGTTCTTTAGTAGGAGCCTTGGTAAGAATAAGAATCTTTTTTTTGCCTTTGCCGAAAACCCCGATCTGAGGATTTTTTGACTCTTTATAAAGCCCACAATTTCCACAATCGGGGTTATTATTTTTTATTTGTGTGAAAAATCCCATGTTTGTTATCTATTCTTTTCCTTTCAAAGGTCTTATAACCAATTACAAGATCGTAAGGATTCATACGATCTCCATAACAATCATGTAACATATCTGTGTTCAACGGTAGTTCCATGTTTACAACATAGGTGAAATGTCAATCCTTTTTCCTCAAACGTCTCTGTCATTGCGCCCCTCCCTGCTAGATAAGGAAATTAAGTAATTCTTAACGGTTCGAATTATTCGAAATTATCAAATAATTGCCTACGCGAAACCTAGAAGTCCTCGGTTTCGCGGGCTTCCTCGTACTGTTCAGCGAGAGTCTGCTGCTCCTGATAGGTATCATTCAATTTCCAACGAAGGTTTTCGATTTCAAGCAAATCGGTTGCTTCAAACGGTCCCATCCGTTCTCCATTATACAGTTCAACGGGGTGCCTGCGAGAGTGTTTAGCATCGTAGACCCGCTTTTCGTCTTCAAAGTAGAGGCGGGCAATCGAAGCATTGTTGAAATAGTTGTTGGGCATCCTCTGAAAGTAGTTTCCTACCTATATCGGCGTCTTCTTTGTCCATCTAAATTTAGGCTTTGCCATGATTTCCTCCGATGCTTGCGGGTTAGTTGACAGGCGGGAAACGTTCCCACTTTTCGGCTTCTGCCTTGCACTCTTCCTCAGTTTCCCAAAGGGCGAATCCTGAAAGGCCGTCGGAGTCGCGGTACAGTGACCACGGGCCGCCGTGTTTGTTAATGCGCTCCGGCCACATCAGATAGTTTCCTTGTGCCCCGACCGCCTCAAGCCGCAAGTAATCAAGTCCGAATGTGTCATATCCCTTGGAAAACATGATCGTTTCGTCGAGTCTCACGTTGTTGGTGTCTTGCCATATAAGCATGTTCACTCCTGTTCTTATGTTCCTATTTATTTTTTATTTGTTTGAAAAATCCCATGTTCGTTATCTAATCTATATCCTTTTTGGTTGTATCAGCGGTCAAAATATCAACCATATCATTTTCAAATCGTTCAAACTGCTTATCGGTCCATTCGCCCCATCCGGTTTCATCGTCTTCTGGATCGTCGTCGGGACGCTCGGGATGCCCTTCGTAGAATGTCGCAATGGCAACTCCCAGAGAATCGCAACCGGGGAGCATGTCCAGAAAAAGGAGCTTATTTACTATGGCCTCGGCTTCACTACGTGTCATCTTCCACCTTTGATTGTATCAGTGGTTATTCGTGGATAAGTCCACGGAGGCATTTCTTCGACTCCTTTTCGCCCGCATACGTGGCACCATAAAAGATACCGGATTCGTTGATGTAGTAGCGAAGCTGCGGACGGAAGCACGACATCCTTTTCTTAAATGGAAAAGATTTGAGATATTGATACCTGTCCACCTTGTCGCAAGACGGCCACGAAATCATGAACTCAGGAAAATTCCCATCATCCTCGGAACCAAGGAAACGGCACTTGTGGCAGGACCGAGGGGGTGCTTTCTTCATTGTCAACTCCTTTCTGGTAGTCTAATTCTGTGGCTTTTCCGGTTTTTCGGCCTTATCGCCGTTAATTACCGAGTGTGCCCATTTTTGAAATCTATTAAACAAATCCTCATAACAATAAGGAAGGCAGTCTGTCATTTCATGTAAACGATATATTTCATCTCTACCTTTCTTATATACAGAATGGTCATCACTCATCATATAAAACCAATCTGCGGTATCGAGAAGTTCGTAATATTCTTTAAGAGGCATTAGAAAATCCTATCAATAATAGAAGTAAGATAATCCTGTGTTACAATAAAATCTGGTTCTTTTTCTTTCTTAGCCTTCATACTATCAATAAATTGCATAAAATATGCAAAATCCACCCCAATAAGTTGATCTTCAAGGATATCAAGATCATTAAGATCAATTTCATTTAACTGAAAAATCATCTTTAGATATTGTCCTGCGTTAATGTGCCAACCTCGTTTAATAAATTTCCGAGTACGAATAATAGAACAAAGCGGGTATTCTGATCCTGAATAAAAAAGATGACCGCTTAAAAGAGATTCTAAAGCTGCTTTATTGGTTACGACTTTTCCTTCCCAAGAAGTCCAATAGTTGGTGCAGTGAATAAAGTCATATGTTTCATGGATTTCTTCAGGTTCCCCATAAAATCGAATAACACATTGTACTTTTCCGGAAAGAGTGATTGCATTTGGGGATAGGAAGATGGGTTTATATTTGATATCCTCTTCTTCCTCTAATCCACTTTCATCTGCTTCTTCCAAAACATCATACACATCTTCAAAAGAAGTTTGTAGATATCCGGTGTCATCTTCTGATGCTACTCCTTTAGATGGAATAAAAATTAAAATACGGCCAGTATCCTCATCGGCCCTAACTTCTGCTTTATGTCCGGTGTTTTTATTAAAAATACTCACATAGTATTCAGCAAGAGCGATTACTGTTTCTTTATTGCGAAAATATATATCAAAATCCTTTACAGGCTCCCCTTTAAGCATAGAAGCAATTGCGCCACCTGTCACAATAGTATTTTGTTTTACAAGTTTTTTAACTTTACTATCTTTAATAGAGTCTGTCCATTCGTTAATCTTTTTCCGAATAACTTTTTGAATCGTTTTAGTATTCATTCATACTCCCATTTCTTTTTTAAGTTTATCTTCACCTCCAACCAACACAATCTGCCTTGCATGTTTCTCAGAACACTTACATACTTCCATCACTTTGTCAAGAACTTTTTTATCAAGCTCCTGTTTTTGTTTTTTCACAAAGAAATCAGGCGGTGTGTATCGTTCTGACACAGCGTCAATAAATTGACTTGGTACACTATTCAATTTTTGCACAAGTTGAAAGTGTTTTTTAGAAAGGGTACCAAGTCTTCGTTGATAAAAATTCATCCCCTTATTCCTGGACAGCTACCCAACCGTTATTCATGTACTTGTTCCTAACAATCTGTGGGGCCGCAAGAGCGTAGAAAGGCACAGAAAGTCCCATAGTAAACACTGCCAAAACAAGACTGATAAAGAAGTGGGAACAAACATTGTGAACAATAAAATAAAGAGGTCCAAACAGAATCGCCCACAGAATTGCCAGATTATTAACCTCTACCTCATAATCATTTGCCGGATTCTTGAAAGTCATTTTATTCTCCTTTGTTTGTGTTGTTATTTTACGAATTTAGGAGCAACGCCAACCACTCCCATAAGTTCCGTACACATGCCAATAAATGTAATTGCCTTATCAACTACAGATCCAGAACTACCATACCATTCCGCAGTTGTCAAGGAAATTTCTGGTTTATTTTTATCTTTTGCATATTCTGTGATAAGATATCTATATACACTCTCAAAATCATTGCACTTTTCAGCAAACCTAAAAATAGAGACCAAATCACCGGATTCAATATATCCAACAACCTCTTTGTAATCAGACTGAAATTCTTTCTTATCTGAGAAAACAAACGTCCCTGTATGGGAACAATATTCAAGCATGTTAATACAGGATCGGATATCAGGATAAGTATGTTCAATCACAGAAAGAATTTCTTTGTTTTCGTATTCAACTTCTTCTTTATCCAGAATATCCTTACAGAGTTTCAGTAGTTTCCTTTTTGGAAATTGCTCAAAATGAAACTTTGTGCACCGACTTTTGATAGGTTCTGTGAATTTATGAATATTATTGCCTGTAAAAATGAATCTACAGGTCTTATGAAACTGCTCAATAGTATTCTTCAAAGCATCTTGTGCATCCGAAGTAAGCCCGTCTGCTTCATCAATAAACACAATATTCATGTTTTTGGACAGGGATGATGCAAAGGATGCAACCCTGCCTCTCATTGTTTCAATTCCCCTGTCCCTAGAACTACCGTTAAGTTCCAGAACGGTACAGGGGATAGTAGATGTTAAAATCCTAACAAGAGTTGTTTTACCCGATCCTGCCTGTCCGGTTAGAATCATATTAGGGATATCCTGTTTCTCAATAACAGATTTAAAATATTCCCTATATTCAGGAATAAGAGACATTTCCTCAAGAGATGCTGGCCGGTATTTATCGAACCACATACTACCCCGCTATCATTTAAAAAATCCAATTAAACAAAGTATACGCACCATAACAGAGTGTCTACGTAGCGAAAGTAATTCAGATAACAAGTAAAACCATCTGCATAATTACCTTTTATTATTGGGCGCACTTTCTGCCGCATCAAATAAAACACCAACCTCTCGCATCAATTCATTCGAGCATAGCGCTTTAAGATCAGTTAAGGTATGGGGGGTAAAAGTAATATTGGCAGTAGGACCATAACAAGAACAGTGATTCATGTCGTGGATGTCGTATTTATCACCGATACGCATGAGAAGTTTTCCACTGCCCTCGTACTCCCCACGACCATACCAGTACCAAACCTCCTCAATTTGATATTCTTCAAGGAAACAAATATTTAATTTATTCAACTCACAGGAATCCCAATATTCAGAATCAACAGGCATCTTTTTAATTCTATGAATCTGCATTATTTTATTACCTCACATCAGCTTGAATTGCAAAATACACATCCTCAGCCACAACAAGAAGCATATCTTTAAAATCCACGTTATCAGAGAACTTAATACACATTTCCTGTTGCTTCTTGATCACATTAGAAAAGGTTTCCTTCTTCACAGAGACACTCTCACCTTCCCTAAGTCGGGTTTCGATGTCATAACGAATAATATTTCCGGTTTCGTCACCTGATTTGATTCCTTTCTCATCAAATGTAACAATATCGGATTCACAAATTTTTAGCAGGTCTTGAATATACCCTTTATCTTCCTTGGTAATGTAACATCGCTTGGTAAAATGTTGAAGAATAGAGAACGGGTCCACGTCAGCACTCGGCCGGGTTGCAATGTAATTAACGGAAATAGGCTTATATTTCAGAGTTCCCCTTCCTTTTAGAACAAGCCTGTCAGAAACCGTCACATCAATTTCTTCTTGCTTATTAAGATACTTGATAATATCTCGTAGAGTCACACCAATCGGCTCTTCTTGTGTCCAGTATTCATCGTAGATACCAAACACAACAAGATCATTATCGATAGCTGCAATAGAAAGATTCTCATCACGTTCATCAAATACAACCGTCATAATGCGATTGGTGAAATAGAATTTGTTAAGAAACGAAAGCAGTCCTTGAGCATCAATTTTCATTTAAATTTCTCCTTTAAGAAGTTGTTCTTTGTACCACTCAGGAAGTCCTTTGATAGACTCTCTGAGGAGTTCTTTACCAAAAATATTCCAGAGAGCTTCTTTGATATTCTCTTTTTCTTCTTCTTTAATATCCTGTTGAATTTCTTTAATAAGGTTACCAATATCTTTCGGAGATTCAGTAAGTTCTCCTTTTTCTTTTAGATGTTGAACAGCTTTGTCCCACCTAGCAGGAGTCTTATACTGTTCACAAAAAGTTCCCCACTTTCCCTTTCCAGTGTTTTCCTTTTTCCAATTCTTTCCATGAACCTCTTTGAATTTTTCAGAAACATATTTACCGCACATAATAGGAAAATACTGCCCACCAAGAAAATAGTCTTTATTATAATTCTTAACTACCACGCCCTCTACTTCAACCGATCCAAGATACGACTTCCTTTTAATAAGAGAAAGAACTTCTTCTGGTGTAGTAATTCCTTTATAAATAAGAGGAACTACATCTACTTCTAGATTTTCTGCATATTTAGTAAGTGTCTCATAATCAGAAACAAATTCCCCACCTTTCATCATACCGAAAAGCGCAATATTGTTTTTTGGAGTACGATCATAACACAGAGTATTATGTTTTGGCTTATTGAGATATTCTCCCCAAAATTGAATGTTATCAGGGAGGCTATCCGCAATGCTTCGGATATAATCTACCCCTTTCTGGAACATCTTTTCGGGAGCATCCATATTAATAATTTTTCCTTTCGACCTACAAACAACTTTCCCATCAATTTTACCAAAAGAAAATTGAGAACCATCCACCTTTTCGGTGATTTCAACCTCGCTTTCAAAAATAGATTGAATGCGTTTCTGTCCGAGTGCCCAAAGTTTCGGAAAAGAATTAAACTCCATTTAAATTTCTCCTTCCTTTAGAATATACTTCTTAAACTTTTTATAGAAATGTTCTGTTTTCCCTTTACCTAGCCGTGAATTATACATGGTCTTCCAGTACCACGCAAGGGACCAAATCTGATCTTCGGTTATTTTTCCTATAATTACCTCTCTATCAAAATCCCTATTGGTTCTCTCTTTATAATAAACCATTGCCAAAAGTATTTGATATTCAATGAGATGGATACAGCGTTCTTCACCGTAAGCCTCAATGTATTTGTAGATCAACTTTTGAATATTCTTATGTCTCGGCAATACTCTCTTCTTTATATCAATATACGTTGATTTGTTTATTTGGTACACGCCAACGTCATACTTACCGTTTCCAAGATTACTCCCCATGTCACTTTCTACAGCAGCAGTCCCTAAAAGAAGGTAGGTGAACATATCAGACTTTTCTTCTCCTGTCAACCCCATCATCAATTCAATCCGACTTTTCAAAAATTCACGGTTGATTTGCCCGTCATATTTTGAATGTTCGGTTGCGGGTAAGAATGATATTGACAAGAGAAAGATTATGATTGGTGAACTGTTAAGCATATTACTCCTTATTTTTTATTAGCCCAAATTGTTCTCCCTTCTTTACATATTTATTGGATGTTGTCAAGAACTTTTTTCTATTTTTATTTACTTTTCTGTTCTCTTGATTCGTATCCTCCAAAATTCAAGTGATCTCTATAGGAATAGTACCAAGTATCGTACTTAAAATACCCGTGATTAAGGCATTGTAGGACGTATACGTGGTCTTTAGGATTAAATTGATCAAACCTGTTAGCTATCTGGTGTACCCTAACACAATTATGTGCCTGTAACTCTTTTTGTGTATCAATAGCAATAATATTGGTACACGTTGCCGCAATCCCAATGGATTCAGATATATGCGTCATATCTAAATATACTTCATTATACCCGCTCCTATTGCTGTGAATTGGAGACATTATACATATATTTCTAGTATCCGCACATCTTTTAGCCTCCTGCCATAGAGAATCAATACCAACTCGCTTATCAGTATATGCTGTGGGCTTTAAGATATTAATATAATCAATAACAACGATATCTGGTTGGAAATCCTCCACTGACTGAAGATAATCAAGCGTCTGTTCTACTTGCGAGAATGCGGCAGAAAATTGAGGAAAAGCCGTAATACGTATATTGCGAAGACCCTGCCACTTTAATGCTTTTTTTAACCTGTTTTTTGCATAATCTGGAGTTAGTACCGGACGCTCTTCCCACTTATCTAGAAAATCAATTTCATATTCATTATTCTTACCTCTACATATATCACAAGGAGCATAATCTTCATTTATAATATCTTCTCTATTACGCCTTATCATATATCTTTCTTTATTTACCCTGTCTTTACGTCTACATTTGTTTTCTTTATTTTTTAAACAATCCCATGTTGCATATAAACTCAAAGACTTATCTTCATCATAAGGCCTATTAAATGCTTGTAGCAGTAATCTCTCTTCACATTCATTTTTACTCATTTCTACCGACACTATGAGTGATTTATATCCTTTATTGGCGGCTTCTAAGGCCACATCAAAAGCACAAAAAGTTTTTGATATTTTGGATGCACCAAAAATACCCATCAGGCCTCTTCTGCGAATAGGTCCAATAATTTTTCCCATATCTCCATCAGGAGTAAATAATTCCGTATCCGATTTATCGAATACATTTGCTACAACGGTATCTATGTCTATAAGAGAGGATACATTACTAGTTTCTTTAGCTACTGTATTATATGAAAACAAAGACCTCTCTGCTTCTTCAATTCGGTTCAGAGAGAGGTTATTATTTACTCCTTCAATAGTTTTTTCAAGCCCTTTTTTCTTTAGATAATTTAGAGTTTTATCAGTCCAGTAGTTTGCGTTGAAAGAGTTATCTTCTTCATCAAACATCATGGAAATATGCAAAAGGAGTTCTTTAATCAGAGAACTTTCTTCTTCAGGAAGATTGGTTTCTTCTCTGTTAAATACATCTTGAATATGCTCACCAATTGGTTCATTATATCGTTTAAAATAGTCAACTGACCAATCGGCAACTCTCTTTGAATAGGAAGCTGACAAAAACTCAGTGTTTAGAATGGGACAAACATTGAGACAAAAACGCTTATTGGTTATCAGTCCAATAAGAATTTTCTTCTCAGTCTCCATATCAACTTTTTTTATTTTGATTGTCTTTTTGTCTTCACTCAATCTTTGTTCTCCTTTTTTAATACATCTTCCCAATATGGAGAAAGCATAGCGGCATGATGTGTAGACAAATATACTGTATCGGCTATTCGCGTGGCTTTAAGTAATCTTAACACGGCCCCCCAATCAACATTTTTCATCGAATCCCTCCTTCACCTCTTTTTACGTTCTTTGTCTTGACTAGACAGCTTTATTTTATACCCACTTCTGTACACCCTTTGACTATTAGTGATCCTTGTATGCTCACCATGCAAAACAAGCTCAAGGTTGTCAATATGGTTATTAGACCTGTTACCGTCAACATGGTGTACGTCCTCACAGTCATCAAGTTGCCTTCCTGGATACTGACTCATTATATATCTATGTTGCTTTACTCTTATCTGAGTGCAGTCATCAACCCACACACGCCCTTCAACATACCCCCTATTATTAGTCCACCACGACTCTTTTTTCTTGTTGTGACCGCCGTTTTTAGACCACATACACGGCCTGGAGCAATATTTGCTTTTTTTACTTCTTGGACGAAAAACACATCCACAAACAGGACACGTCTTATCAATTAATTTCCTGTTGTTTTTTCTCCCAAGGGAGTCTTTCATTTTTAACTCCTTTATTTTTTATTTCTTTTTATCTCTCATTTTAGCAAGCCTTTCACGAAACTCTTCCTTCTCTTCCTCAGTCATCTTAGTCCCATACCAAGGGTTTGCACCGTACCTGTATGGATGAATCGAACACCCTTGTTCATTTCCATTCTTGTCTACATACAGGAAGTTAGGGCATTGACGAACATTTTCAAGAGTACCACCACCTTGACACATTCGGCAACGAAGCATAATTGCTTTCTTTTGTGTAATTTTTTGTGACCCAGCCGGAATATACCGAACTCCCCTTGTCCACGGATTCAATGGGCATCCTTCAGGATATACTCCACTATAATACTTCCCCCACTTCAAATCACAATCAATCTTTTCACTACTTTGTCCAGAGCATTCCACACAGTGTCGCCTAATAGCAATGGTCCTTGTGTATTTTTTCAAAGGAGGTCCAATTTCAAGATAAAAGTCCTTCTCGTCATTAAAAGAAGTAAACTTGCCTTTTGAAATCTCATTCAAGCGTTTTTCATATATTTCCCAATTAAATTTATCAAGATATTTTTTTGTGGCTGTTCCATTTTGTTCTTCATATTCAATTTTTGTTTTCATTTATATTCTCCTTAATCACACTCCACAAGGTTGAGTACAAACCCCCTCCCCATTTGAGTAAATCGACGATTGTAAATAACTCTCCCATTATCTAGAACATCTTGTTTTATTTCCACATGGCCTTTATCTGCGTAACAACTATAGAGAACCCCCGTTCCATTTTTCTTAAACTGGATTCCTTTCTTGTGGAGATGCTTATTAAGTTCAATAGAAAGAATCGCTACCCACCTTCCCTGCCTCAACACGTTTTTCATGTTCATCGCGGAGCCGCTCAAGAGTCTTAATCATGGTTGAAGGATCACTCAACATTTTTTCAACCATATCCTCCGTTGCATAAATACCGTGCTTACGAATAATTGGCAGAACTTCGGATGTGACCCATTTCCTACACTTCTTAGCCTCCGGCTTTCGAGAACGGAGAATCAAGGAATACATTCCCGATTCATTGACAATAAACTTATCCTGTATTCCACCTTTAACGTCCGTATCAGGACTAGTAATCCACTCATCTTCATCCAAGTATCCTATGGCTATATGAGTATATTTAATACCCAATACCCCACAAACGTCTTTTGCCACAAACCACGGTTCAGTATCTTCACCTTGAATAACTCGAATATCCCCTAGTTCCGCATGTTCAAAAATTTTAATATTCTTTCCCATCTTTTCTCCTTTAAAATTAGATTTCCCTCAACTTCCCATTACAATCAGTGTAAAACACCCTCTTAATCCCCAAATCCTCAATCATTCGCATACAGGCGTCACAAGGCTTAGCCAAGAGGAAATCGCCGTCATTGTTAACGCGACCTACATATAACACAGCCCCCCTAGCTTTGTCAAGACATTTCAGCAGGGCCATGCGTTCGGCACATACACTGTCTTCCCTAGACCGCCATGTTTTCTTCAATGATTTTACATATCTTTTCTGATTATGGCCCGTGGAAATAATCTTACCATTTTTTATTACAACCGCGCCAAGTCGGTGTCGCATCTCACATTTATGAGCTTCCTTCCGAACATGGCGCAAAATCGACGGTATTGTCATTAACAATCTTCCATTCTTGTGTAAAAAAATATCTATTCATTTCATAAAAAACCAAATCTAACACAATAGGATTCTCACTTTTTCGTAGTCGTTTTTTCATTAAATAGATATACCGCTTCGCAGTATTTAATTGCTCTTTTGTGTTGCAACTCTGAATAACTCTACGGCACTTGATTAGATTGTCTGATGCTTCTGAATATGTCATACTTTACTCCTTATCGCAATTATAAGCTACATATACACTATAATAAATAATAATTACTTTTTTAGGCATATTTTCACCCCTTAACTACAAGTACGGGCCTAAAATGATCTACAACCTCTATAAGAATTCCTTCCTGTGCAGCAATTACCTCCGTAATATCTTTATATGCATCTGGGGATTCGTCTAACAGATTATTTAATGGGGGCGTAATAATATTTTCCATTTGATTAACTAATTCTGACATAGTCAGTTCTTTACGGGCCATCCGACGACTCATTTTACGCCCTGCCCCGTGTGAAGCCGATGACAAAAATTCATCATTTCCTAACCCCCGAGTAATCCATACCCCGCTACACATATTCGCGGGAATTACCCCGTACTGATCCTTATTTGCTTGCGTAGCCCCTTTATCCGCTGCTTGGCTATCTCAAAGTATTCGGGGTCTATCTCAATGCCTATAAATTTGCGTCCTGTTAGCTTAGCCATTTTTCCAGTCGTACCACTACCCATAAATGGATCAAATACAGTATCGCCTTCGTTTGACCAGCTTATGATGTGGTCGCGAGCAAGAGCTTCGGGGAATGGTGCGTTATGTTTAGTCTTGTCGTTTTTACCTACATCGTAAAACCAAATGTTAGGTTTTTGTTTTTCCGCATTCACCGTTGTTTTTTCTTGTCTTTTTCTTTCAGCATAGCTTGCTTCTCCTGCTTTGCTTCCACCTCTGTTTCGCTTTGTTCCTGCTGTTAATGAAGGTATTTTAATCGGGTTAAATGTACTTGGTTTTCCTTTAGACCATACAAACATATATTCAAATTGCTGTTCGTATCTGTTGTGTGTTAATGGCATATAGCTATTTTTTGCATACATCATTGTGTCATGCAGACGAAAACCACACTCCATAGCCCACAATGCTTGCTTAAAGCTAGTACCTGTCTCACTCCCCTTAATGGTTGCATCGCCAACAACCCAAACGGCAACTCCACCATCGGAAGTGACGCGGTAGAGTTCAGCAATGACATCACGCCACACATGCTCCCCCCACTGGTCATTATTGCCGTTGTACGTGCGTAGATTGTCGTATGGCGGACTGGTTACGGTTAAATCAATACTGCCGTCAGGAATCTCCTCCATGCACTCCAAACAATCGCCTAGCATTAGCTGGATCATTTCATTCCCCCATTCACAGCATACGTCACTGATTGCAGCATTTGCCCAGTATCAATCAGCGGCATGATTGCTAACTTTTTAAGAAACGGAAATCTAAGAGCACCATAGATCTGCTCTAATGCGCGAGGTTCAATCTTATCCTCTGAAATAGTTAATTTAAGCCTACTATCCATTAATATTCTCCTTTATTTTTTGTTACCCTACAACTAAAACCAAACTTTGTCAACAAATATTTTGCAATTCTTCTTAGATTCTTCGGAGTGTCTCTCTTTTCAAATCACAGTACAATCTACCTATGTGATTAAATACTTAGCGTTAGTACCTCCTATTTTATCAATCAAATGTATAAGTTACTTCCAATATTTACGTTCCCGGCGAGTGCCCTCCCGGGTTAGCGACAATATTAATCATAATGTACCATGTACACTCTATCAACTCCGTAGGAAGAACCTATATTGAAAGTAAATTGAACGGTTATCTTAAATATAAAAACTTCTTGACAACTAATCGCCTTTTTGCTAGAATCTAATCATCTTGAAGCAAAAAGGAGAAACAAAAATGTCCAAGAAGAATGAAGTTGTTGCTTATATGGAAGATAATTATCTTGTTGTTGGTGATAATAAGTATGACCTTGATGGTTTTATCGACCTCCGAGGCACAGGTATTACAGAATTGCCCGATAACCTGACCGTCGGAAGTGGTCTCCATCCCCGAAACACGTGTGGAGTTCTTTGCCTAGCATGAAATACTTTTACTTCAATTTACCAAAAAACAAACCACTCCATGAAGAATTAACCTCTCTTTATGGAGTGGTCTTTCTCGTCCAACTAGAGCAGTACGCCGCCCCGGTGTTTCAGTTTGATTTTGTTTTCAAGACAATTTCCAAGTATTATCCAATAAACGCGAAAGTTCTCCTCAACTCCGCCCGATATGGAGACGTTAGAGAACATTTTGCTTGGTTAAAGGATAATATAAAAAATGTAAACAAAACAATTCCAAACTCCCATTTTAATTTCAAATCAAAGTTGACTCCGCTCCCATATCAAGAAAGTGGAGTTGAAATGATTCTGGATAGATATGATAAAGGGTATAAAGGAGCATTGCAAGGGGACGTTCCGGGGCTAGGTAAAACATTTCAAGCTATCCTCCTATATAATGCTTTTGTTTCTTATAAAAAATATGAAAAATTCAACAAAGATTCAAAAGTTCTCATTGTTTGCCCTAATTCTGTAAAAGGAAACTGGAAAAAAGAATGGGAAAAATGTGTTTGTAATAAAACAGAGGCATATATTATAGATAGCAATACGCCAAAATCAGCATTTGATCATCATAACATATTTGTAATAAATAACGATATTCTTCATAAACACAGATTTGTTCTACGCAAACAACAGTTTAGCTATGTAATTATTGATGAAATCCATTATTTCTGTAACTCCACTAGCAAGAGAAGTAAAGTTTTAAGGGATATCTGCTCTACTTCTGAGTTTGTTCTAGGAATGTCAGGCACTCCTTTAAAGAATTACATTAGAGATATTAGGCATATTCTTCAATTAATTGATCCTGATTTCATATGGGGAAATAAAAGACTATTTGAGAAAAAATTTTGTGATCTTAAAAAAGGTAAATACGGAATGATAAATACCGGGGCAAGCAATCAGCGGCTTCTTTCTCGTATTTTAAAAATGCACTATTTGATAAGGAGAACAAAAGAGGATATTGAAAATCAGCTTCCAGAAAAAAGAAGGGAGTTTCTATCTTTGGATGTAAATGAGTCAATGTCTGGTTTTTCTTCAATCAGCAAAATGAGGAATGTTCTTAAAAAAGAAGGTTTCTCTGATTTTTCTAAAATGGATGAAATTCCTGCTAAATTGAAGAGAAATAAAACCATTCAAAGGGCCAGAATCGATATTGGTTTGATGAAAGTTCCTTTTGTTGTTGAGATGGTGAATAGAAAAATAGAAAAAAATGAATCAGTTATTCTATTTTGTTACCATAAAGAAGTGTTTGATAAATATAAGGAAATATATAAAGATAAAGCACTCTATATTTCAGGGGGAACGAACAGTAAAGATAGAACAAAATATGTTGAACAATTTCAATCAGATAAAAAGAAACTTATTGTTTTGTCACTAGATGCTTGCTCAGAAGGCTTGACTTTAACGAAATCTCCCTATATGGTACAATCTGAAATGGATTGGAAAGCGGTTGTGCATAATCAAGCTGAGGATAGGTTTCACAGAGTCGGGCAAGAAAAGGAATGTTTGGTTGTCTATCCTTACATTGAAGGGACTCTAGACGAATATATTATTGGTTTGGTTGGATATAAAAATAAAACAGCAAAACGAATTGTGGGGTGATAAATGTTTAACTGGTTGTTCAAGAACACCTGGCTTAAAATTAAAAAAGTATATTTTATCGAACGCGAAATGTTTTATCCAAACCAGATAAAAGTTTCCTCTACATATATACGTAGTGATAATATGCTAGAGTATAAAAACTTGTACTCCACAAAAACATTTGATAATTACCTCGATGCCGTTAGATATGGGAACAGGCTGGCCAAGAAATATAATATTTTTTTCCTTGATCAAACGGTAGAATAGGTAAAATAATATGCTCGACGTAAGGGCTTTTCTGACTAAATTTGATGTTCCTTTTGCTGAACCGGGAACAGAGAACGTAGGTAAAAACTATCTAGGCTTGCCTGTCTGTCCCTCTTGTGGGAAAGGAGGCAATCATTATGGTGTTAATATATTTACCGGAGCATGTTCTTGTTGGGTATGTCAGCACAAAGGTTCTGTTTATGATTTTGTAAAGCATTTTACAGGGGCTTCGTCCAAAGAAATATATAAAAGATTTAAAGAATCTAAAACCACGTTTCCTGTTTATCAAAAAGAAGAGATACAAGGCTCCTTGAAATTTCCTCACGGAATGGTTGATAATTTACCAAACCCACACAAAGAATATCTCAGGAACAGGGGTTTCGACCCTGATTTTCTTGAACTTCGGTTTGGTTTGAAAGCCTTTGGAATGTTAAATAAGTTGTGGCAATATAGAATAATTGTTCCCATTTATATGCAAAACAAGTGTGTTTCATATTTAGGCAGAGCTATTTTTGATCACATGCTTCCTAGATATAAGAACGCATTAACAGAACATTCAATCATTCCGGTTAAACAGTGCTTATATGGATTGGATGAAGTAGGAAACCATGCAGTTCTTGTTGAGGGACTGATTGATAGATGGAGATTTGGAAGTGGTGCAATAGCTACAATGGGTGTAGAAGTTACAAACAAACAAATTGCTTTTCTAAAAAAACAGGGGGTCAATAAAGTAACAGTTCTTTTTGATAATGATTTAGCTGGTAAAACACAGGCTGAGAATGTTGCTAATAAGATTTCATTATTGGGTATTAGAACAAATATTTTTATGTGGCATAAAGAAGACGTTATGAAGGATGTTGGTGAATGTGGTTTGGAGAAGGTCGAAGAAATACGAAAGGAGATATTTAAATGAGTCTACTTAAAGATGCTGAAAAGAATGTATTGAAGACGGCAAAAGAACTGGAACTTGCTCAAAAATATATGACGGCACTCGCCCATTTTGGAAATACTGTTTTTCGATACGAAGAAGAAAGAGATGAATTTTTTAAAGGACTAAAAATTTGTAGAAACGCAGTATATAGTAGGTACTGTAACGCTATTCTTGATTGCTTTATGTTTTCTAGTATTGGGGGAGAAGAAATGAAGGAGTATCAAAAAGAAATTTTTGCTACTCAGTTTAAGGAAGATGATATTAAATACTCTGTTATGCAGTTTCTTGAGGAATGGGGAAATCTTCCGAGAGGATGGAAAAAATCTGATGAAGAGAAATTCAGAAAAGAGGCGGCAGAGTTTATTGAAAAAAACTCTTGACAACCTCTCCGGTTTCTGCTAGTAAATATTCTAACAAAAACAAAGGAGAATTAGGTATGCCAACAGAAACATTGAATGTTTTTCTTACTGATGAGGAAATTATGAGTATCATTAAATCTCATCTTGAAAAAGTTTATGGTCCAAAAGGATGGGAATTTTGGTGTCTAAGTAATGGCGAACTCCCTAAAGAACTTGGTTTTGATTTTAGTCGGGCTAGTATTTACCGTTAAAAAAAGAAAAATAATTACTTGACAATTCTCTCAATATTTGTTATATAAAGAATGAAAGCATTGCCGAGCGGTAATGATTTTATCGAGGTCCGGGCGAAACCCACGTAGTTAAATTCGCCCAAATTTTCTCTTGACTTTTAGTTTGATCTTTGTTATAAAAATATTTAGTGTTGATGAGAAACCGCTAGGTGCGGCTGCTCGACGGAACATGATTGAGGTTCAAATCCTCTTTGCCACTGGATTCGTGGTGCGGGGCCGACTCCCGCCGCCGCTAGAATAACAAATTTCTTGACATATTATTTGAAATAATATTACTTGACAAACTGTGTAAAAAGTGGTAGAATATCTCCGATATAATTAGTTACCTACCGTAGTGTAATTGGAAGCACGACGAGTCTTATAAACTCGAACGCCAGATTAGCGGTTAGCCACAGTTCGATTCTGTGCGGTAGGACCAATCAACTTAATTTATTAGAGGTTTTTATGAGAATAGAACTAGAATACTCATATAATAAGGATTGGAGAATTCTTTATTAAAGAAAATAGAAAGTTAACCCATGAACAAAAAAGAAAAATATTTAATAAATCCGTAATAAAAATCTATAGAGAATATAATAGATTTACTATTTAATAAACGATTTTTAATTTCAACCTTTAGTCAAAAAGAAAAGGACGAGAATAAATGAGCAATGTGTGCGGGGTTCAAGTCCTCAACGCGGCTCCACATTTTCAGCCGGATTGTACTACAAAGGCTTGATGGGTGTAATAAAGGGATAAGGACGTGGGCCTGATAGGGAGTCCTTAGATGTAGAATAGGCGGGGATTCTATATCATAAAATTTCAGCTGGGTTAGCTCAGTTCGTAGAGCGGGGGTTTTGTAAACCTCTTGCTGTGGGTTCAACTCCCTCATCTGGCCCCATATTTAAAAAGCCTATCGAGGGTATGGCGAACATCCGGTGTAATAAAATAAAACGCAGGTAGTTTCGAGCTTCTACCACCAAAGCCTGAGATTTGTTTCTTAGGCTTTTCTTTTATCCAAATTTTATCTTGACAAGTTACTCTTTTTTAGTTATATAGGTGTCTCAGTAACTAAAACAAAGGAGCTTGCATGAATATCTTCGTTCTTGATCGTGATCCGAACAAAGCGGCACAATATCACAATAACACGCATGTTAGAAAGATGCTACTTGAAGGCTACCAAATGCTTTCAACCGTGATTTGGATGAAAGACATGACGTTTGCTGAATCCGCTTACGCCAACGGAACTCTTTATTGGCCCTCTCATTATAATCACCGCTGCACTCGTTGGGTTGAAGCATCCTATGACAATTTCCGTTGGATGAATGATTTGGTGCAAGCCCTTTCACGAGAGTTCACATTCAGGCATCCGGAAGACAAGGTGCATCAATCTTTCCTGCGTTGTTCCCCTACTGTGAATATGTGGGAAGAATCATGCATTGAAGATGACGGTATCTGTTGGGAGCAAGAGGGTTTGACTGATTTTGCTCTCGCTATGCCTCCGCGCTATTACAAACAAACCCCCGATCCTGTGGAAGCATACAGAACCTATTATCGTGAATGTAAGCGATTCACCAAAGCAGGATGGGATATGGCAAAATGGACCAAGAGGGGGGAGCCTTATTGGTGGAAAGAAAAGACCAGTCTTTATGTCAGGGAGGATTCCTAAATGCCAGAAAAAATATCTCTCAAGAAAAAAGATATTCTTCAAGCTGTCACGGATGCGGGATTTATCAAGTGTGAAACCTGTGGAACGTGGTACTTTGAACATGAAGAACATACTTGTGTGTTCCGAAAATTCAAAAAGAAGAAAAAAAAGAAGAAGCCTAACGGGCAAGAATTTGTTACGAATAAGGATTGTGTGCTTTTTAAATATCCTCTCAAGAAACTTGAAGATATTGAAAAGGTGAAACGGTTCATTCTTGTGTCAAAGAAAAGTCCTGTGAAAGAAAGAAATTATTGTTTCTTCATTTGGGGAATCAATTCAAACCTTCGGGGCACTGATTTGATCGACATAACAATGGATGATCTTGGTGTTTGTGGAAAAGGGAAGGGCATATATGTTCCTGACAACGACTACTTCACAATTCGTGAGAAGAAGACAGGCAAGCTCAGGCGGGTGTATGTCAATAATGCCATGAAAGACGCTCTCAAGGCGTGGGTAAAGCAAAGGGGCACACATTCCGGCTATCTCTTCAGTCAGGTCAAAGGGGATAAGTCGGCGGCCGTGTCCTTGGAATACTTTCGCTTCTATCTCAGAGATGTTGGATTGCATTTGGGCGTCGGATTGGGGTTGAGGGTTATGCGAAAGACCTGGGCATATTGGGCATGGAAAAAAGGAGGATTGCCAATTGAAGTTATTTCTGAAGCAATGAACCACAGTTCCCCGGCAGTGACAAGGAGATATTTGGGAATTGACACAGAAGAAGTGAAAGAAGCCTTTATGGTTGAAATTTAAACAAAAGGATAAATAGGATGAAAATTTATATACTTAAAGGTCTTCAGGGAGAATATTCTTGTCGTGTAGATTGGAATTGCTGTGCCTTCACAAACAGAGAGAAAGCAGAGAAGTTGAAAAAGGAACTCAATGCTCTTGAAGATTGGCGTTGGCAATTCAATCCAGAGTTCAATAAACTACTAAATAAACTACTAAATAAAGTTCCTTATGATACGCTTCCCCCCAGACACCCACATAAAGAAATAAAACATATTCCTAAAGGTAAATATCACCTATTTAAGTACTACTTGGATTGTATTCCTGACGAATATGATCGAGCGTATTTTGACGTAGAAGAAATCGAACTTAAAGAGGACTAATTAAAAACTTCTTGACAACTAATCATTTCTTTGCTAGAACCTAATCATCTTGAAACAAAAAGGAGAAACGAAAATGTCCAAGAAGAATGAAATTGTTGCTTATGTAGAAGATAATTACCTTGTTGTTGGGAATGTTAAGTATGATTTGGAAGGTGATCTTGACCTCAGTCATACAGACATCACGGCACTCCCCGACAATCTGATTGTAGGAGGCGATCTTGACCTCTATAACACGGATATCGCGGAATTGCCCGATAATCTTACTGTTGGGGGTGATCTTGACCTAAGACGTACGGGCATCGCGGAATTACCTGATAACCTGACTGTCGGAGGGTACCTCAACCTTCAGAACACCCGCATCACAGCGTTGCCCGATAATCTGACTTTTAGTGGTAGTATCAACCTCCGAAACACAGGCATCACGGAACTGCCTGATAATCTGACTATCGGCGGTTCTCTTGACCTCTCCAACACCCACATTACGGCACTCCCCGACAATCTGACTGTGGGAGGTTTTCTTGACCTTGAAGGTACAGCAATCACGGCGTTGCCCGATAATCTGACCGTCGGAGGTTCTCTTGATCTCTCCAACACCCACATCACAGAATTGCCCGATAACCTGACCGTCGGATATTCTCTTGTCCTCTACAACACACCCATCACGGCACTGCCTGATAACCTGACTGTTGGGGGGTGGCTTGACCTCGTAGACACAGATATCACGGAATTGCCTGATAACCTGACTGTGGGGGGTTATCTCTTCCTTGAAGGCACGGACATCACGGAGTTGCCCGATAATCTGACAGTGAGGGAGTCTCTCTTTCTCAGAAACACTAATATCACGGAACTTCCCGACAATCTGACTATCGGCGGTGATCTTGACCTCAGAAACACAGGCATCACGGAACTGCCTGATAATCTGACTATCGGCGGTTCTCTTGACCTCTCCAACACCCACATTACGGCACTCCCCGACAATTTGATTGTTGGCGGGGGGCTAGACCTCCGAAACACAAACAT